GTATATAATCCCACACTCCTGGATTGGATTCTTGCAGTTTTTCTAATTTTCTTGCTTCACGCAAGCGATCTTTATCCTTCTTAGAAATACTGGCAATCTGGGGAGCACGTGCCACCTGCGTCAATGATTTACATGTCGGAATATTAATGGTTATATTCTCAAACCAAGCATACACCGCCATATCAATCACCGCATGAGCAGCCGTTTCTGGCCCCAAAACTGGAGTCAATGGGTACAAACTTAATTTTACAAAATTTTCTGGGGTCTCTGTTGTCAACACATATGCCTCCTTATAAGATGCATAAGGAATTAATATTTCTACCGTATTATCTAATTGCGCATCTATCTCAACTCCTGGGTACGCTGTTAAACCAGCCCGCGATGCATATTTCTGTTGTCTAGCACCTGTTACTTCATCCTCATAAGGAGAATAAGTCAACCAAAAACGCCCAGCTATAAATGGGTTAGCATTCAAAATAATTTTAACTTTAATATCGGCTTTAAAATATTGATGATTATTCGCTTTCTCTAATTTTCCACCTTTATTGAGGATATCGTAGGGGAGATTCCATTGTTGTATAACTGGTTGGGCTTTACCAAATGTTGCTGTATTAAGGGATTCTGTATTCTTGGTAGCTGTAAGTTGGAAGTGATCCAACTTAATAGGACGTTGTAAAAACTGTACAATAGACACTGTATCATCCATATGCTGAGCACTGCTAGTGTTTTGAAGCATTGGAATCGTTGAGACACGTGGCGCCTCAACGTCGTGGAAAGTTGTGATTTGCACTTGTTCAATTGAATTTTCTTCTGTTGTTGCTGCGAGTTGTGTACCGGAAGAAGCGGCACTCGCCGTTTGATTTTGAGTTTGAGCAGGTTTGGTATTTCGGAACGCATAGCCTAAGCCATGCTGCTATATCAACCCAATATAGCTGCTCCTAGTCAATAGGGGTTTTGGGAGGGCTGCTCCCAGAGGACCCCACACTAAATAGTGCCCTCTTTCCTAATTCCAAAGCCATCATGAGTGTAGTTAATTGACAATTTCCTACTCACTAGGTAACCAGGGGAATTAGATTATAAATAATATTGCATATACCTATCTTGAAAATATCCACGATACGTATCTATTTCCAATAGATCGCCTGTAACGTCATAAAAAGCCTCTTTGATAATTGGCATCCAACGATCAAAAACGTCCTCTTCATGCATAGAAAGCTCCATGATTGCATTCTCACAATTCACTTTAGTACCTTCATAGATATCAAGACCACCCCGACACCAATTAGGCATTTCTAGAATTGTGTCCATTGCCAATGGAGCTTCCCATACTTTCTTTATATTATCCCATCGAAAATTCCTTTTTAAGAAAGAAACCTCTTCCAAAGTCTTCCAATCTGGTGCTATACCTTGGGTTTTTGATTCATCTGTATAAGTCATTCCTATCATTTCAAAAGCTAATGTCAAAGTTGTCATATTAAACCACACTGAAACCTGATCCGAAAAATTAATAACATCGTCATCTCCATATGAAGCAATGCTGAGGTGATTCTCAGCATCTCGCATACTCATTCTAAATTTCGCCTGAAATTCTTCAAATCGTTCACCCATTAATTTTCTCACATGTTCCAATATTAATATTGCTTGGGGGGTATCAGTCTTATTTTCCCTTATCACTTCTGCTATCAGTTCAAAACAAATTCGTATTCCCATCGAGTTAACTAAACAGTTCAATGGCGTTGTTATTGGATTTCCTGATGGTTGACTATGTGTCATCATATATATAAATCCATCACACAGATGTACTGAATTTATTACGTCAGTCATAAGTACCTGTCTTATTAATGCATTCTCTGGCCCATCATTATAGAACTCATTAGCCATATCCGCAAATTTAGTCATTATCAAGGTATTCAATGTTCCATCAAAATTTGAAAAATCTCCAGCCACTACTTTACGTCCGCGTTTCATCAAATGTTTTGCTAATTTCTTCCAATCCTGAGAATAAACATTTGTACCTATGCAGACTTCATTCTCAATCCTGTTCTCCATCAAATGTGCTACAAAACCCAAATAATACTTTCTAAAAGCGAGCGTAAAATCCATTGGTCCATTGGAAAACACCCTAGTTTTTAGGGCGTTTACCTTTTCAATAGGTCTTCTTTCATCTTTCAGAGTGTCTACCCACACTGTTGGGACTCGTCTACCCTGTTTGGCTTCTTCAATTCGATAATTCACTGCTTCTTCCACTTCCGAAGATAGAATATATTCACCATCACCAAACCAACCTGTTTTTCCTTTCATATTCTTTTTCCGCTGCAAAATCCAAGGATAACCGGGAGAACTTTGCCGTTTAATAGGGCCCAAATATTCAGAAACATCTGAACCAACCACACATTCTTCCCACGTTAAGATCTTGGCCAAACGTTTATCACGATTTTTGAGCCACTTCTGCTTAGTCTGATTATAAGCTCTATCTATTAAATCTTTTCGTATATAAGGGGTATCCATTGCACACTTCTGTAAATTTTTATGCTTCATATTAACTATATTACTATGTAAAATAGCTGGCTTTGTCTTAATCTCTGATATTCTACCGTGTACCAGACTGGGTCGCAATTCTGTTTTACTTGGTTCAAAAATAGGAGGAACCCTACCAACTGGATTAAATTTATCACCTGGAAAACCTTTTAATTTCAAATCCTCCACTGTAATCAACTCGTTCAGGGGAACTTCATCTAATCTGACAATATCACAAAAATTGTCGAAATCTACACTAATTTGCATCGAAACTTCAACCTTATTCAATGCCCTTAATAAATCTTCTTGAGTAATAGATTCAGAATATGCACATCCATCTGAAGAACCAGCAACATGAATTCCTGCTATCTTCCGCAAAACTTGAGTTTCGTTAATAATAAGAGGAGCGCCACAGTCTCCATCTATTGTTGGGCACTTATACTCCAAACCAGCTCTCAACACATATTCACCTTTTTCTCTATCATCCAAATATAAAACATGATCTAACGCTTTGCACTCATGGTTGCCTAAAATACTCATCAAAAACCGTTCCATCTTCTTAAAATATCTAAGTACTGGAATACAAGCATCCGCTCTCCTATACATACTCATACTTTCTCCATCCGAAAAATGCTTGACGATATCAGAATGAGCTGATACATATTTAGGCATTACTAATAAAGCTGCTTCTTTTGCTTGACCTCTAGCATTTGTTATAGTTATCTTCTCTATAGAAGACCATGGAAGACGAAATGTCACATCAAATGCATTACGCAATTCAATCTCATCTCCTTCTCGCATGAAACCCAACAAATGCCCCGGTACTAACATAATGTTTCCTCGTACGAAAAGACCATGTAGTAAAGGTTTACCTTCATTCTTTCCTGTTAATTTTGAAATTTTATATAAATTTGAAAATATACGATTAGTAATCAAATTTTGTGCCACCTGGTCTTTCCACATTTGCATATCTGCTTCCTTCGCCATTTCAACACGCGGCTTAGATTTAACTAAAGTTCTAACATCTCCAGAAACTATTGCTTCAATTCTAGGTTTGGGTTTATTCATGGTAATAGCATCTCCAGACACATTTGCTTCTACTCTATGCTCTGGCAACTCTACTAATCCCATCTCATTCTGCACTTCAACCTTTGGTTTGGGGCGTTGCAAGGTTACAGCATCAGCTGATGTCGATGCTTCCGGCAAAAAACCAGGAACACAAGAATAATCAGGAATGAACCCCATTATCCTTGGTGAACCCATTTCTTGCCAAATCTCAAATGTATTATCAGGATATTTCCAACCTCCATCAGGCTGCCTACCATAATTAATTGGTTCTTGGATCTCCATCTTTATTGTCTTGCCATGATGTTCTATAATCTCATCTGTAACCAATATCTCAAATTTACGATCCTGTCCCTCCAAATAGGCCAACACGTGAGGTATAGGTTTGTTCATTACTATTGGTCTCAAATCATCCTTAATTAAAGCTGGCAAATATCTCATCAGATCACTATATCGTATATTTCTAACATCTAAAACATCTTCTTCATCTACATAACGTCTAATTTCTATATTCGCATATTTTATTTCATTCTTCACTTTAGGTTCCATCTTGGGTTTACCCATAATTTTGCTCCAGAACTTAGTAATCATAAAAATACCAGATATTGTCATCAAAACAGTTGCTGCTGTAATAAAGGGATGTTCCTTAACCATTTTACACATATTTTCTTTCCAAGCTATTAATTTCTTATTAGCCATTTTCTTTAAATTTAATAATTGCCTATATAATTTAGTCTCCCTTAAGAAATAATTTTGTCTAATCTGAGTCCAAATTGCTTCTGTAATATTCTCATGTTCATCCAACAATGTAAAATCATCTGCCATCTCCATAGTCAATTCCATTCCTATTTGTGCAATATCTACCACCACGCCATCTTTGTCAACTATATTACCAGACTCACTCCAATTCAATATTTCCGCATCAGTATAATCTCTAAGGGGTCCATAATTAAAAATTTTTGTTGGTTTTGGTTGATCTACTTCTATTTGCATTGTTGCTGTTCTACGTATCTTATTCTGTTCGAATCTCCTCTCAGCATAATTCTCCAAATATGTGTTAAGTTCTACACTAGAATCAAAACAATCTCGGGTCTTCTCAACCGCTTTTTCTAAAAACTCATCGTATGATAATCCTGTTTCTAAGGTACTTCCCGTTTCTGGATCAATCAATTCAATTTCATAAACTGAAGTGGAAATTATTTCTCCAGTTGCTTCTCGCACTTTATCTTTATCTAGTCGTAGAACTGGTTTTCCATTAGCTTTCGAATATCCCATTTTCGTAAAATCTTCAATATTCGTAACTTTACCACATAAATCAATCCTGCGTCGAAAAGCATCAGGATGAGTTAAAGAATTAATACATTGATCAAATTGGTTGGATGACAAAATAACAACTTTAGATGTGAATCTTGTTTTACGCTTATCTTCTAAATGAGCCATATGCAAAGGATATGGTGCTATATTAGCCATCCTAATAATTTCCATAAATTCTTCATTGGGTTTAGCCGACGAATCTTTCCGTTGTCCAAAATCATCATATATAACTACATTCTGTCTAGTATAATTATCCCAAAACTCTTGTTCAACATTACGCATATAAATATGCTTAGAGAATTCTTTAGCTTGTTCAGGGTTAGTAACAAATAAATTATTCAAATCTATAGCTAACGGCCAACTCATTCCAGATTTTCCCACACCAGACTCACCATACAACCAAATTACTATTGGTTGCGTACGTGGTCTAGTACCAAAGGCACCAGATGTGTCAACCATTTTATTTAAATCTGTTATAAATTTCATGTGACATTGAAAGGGCATTTGTAATTCTCGATGTAATTTCTTATCAGCTATCTCCTTTGAAAATTCCATACCTCTCACATATAAATCTTCTACCTTCAATATCATTGCTGGGTCACTCATAATGGCATCACTCTTCTTAAATTCTCCTTCACGATTCATTAATTCTCTAACTTCATCGAACCATAAATTTATACCTGTTACAAACTTTTCAATTTCTTCTGGCTTCCTAATACCTAAAACATTTTCTTGAAAATGTCCCAAAACACTACCAACAGCCTGATGGGCTACTGTATTAAAATCTGAAATACCTTTAGATGATCTACCTAAATCACCCAATCTCTTGATAACACTTTCTATTTGAGTTGCCTTTGGTATCACTGAGTTAAACATAACACTCAAAATCGCAAATAAAAATACTACGATATGAGTTGCTGTAATTTCAGTTGCAATCCCTGTCAATTTATCTTGTATATCTATCTGCATATTAACTTCTTTTCTATTAAAATAAGGTGAAATTAAATTTCTCAAATTATCTATCAAAGTAGTAGATATAGCATGTTTTGTTAATAATCTAAAAAGTTCAATACTCAAGGTGGCTATTTTATAACCTGGCTTTGCAAAACTTAAATGCAATAAACTAAACATAATATCAGCCACTAAATCAATAACATTAAATCCTCTGTAACAAAATTGTTCAAATTTAGAAAAAGTTTCCTTAAATCTTTGTAAAGTTGATGTAATCTCTTCAGTAATACGATCTGCACTAATTGTAACTTTATTCATTGTTCTATTTGTTTTACATCCCAGATAAACGGAACTCAATAACGGTACTGCTGACGCTAAAGAACCCATAATTTGCATCTCTACTTTCACTCTCTTAATTGGATCCTTATCAAAATATTCCTGTTCTTGTAAACGCAAAACTCTTTCAATATGTTGTTGTTCTTTCAATTGTTCGATCTTATGACTAGTTTTATTCTTACGCCATTTTTGTTGACATTGTTGCTTATAAGTTGGTCCTGGGTTACTTTCGATATCTCCACACATCAAAAGCAACTCATGCATTAAACTATTAATATTCTTACACAATAAAAATCTACGAACATAGCCATTATTTACTAAATATTCGTACCAATGAGGTGTAATTTCTATAATCGGACTAGCCAAAAATGAATAAGTATATTTCGTTCGGAAAATAATTGTGTGTAATAATTTAAAGTAAATCTTGTCAAATTCACTTTCTCTTAATGCATCATATGTATTTTGATCCTCATCACAATTTAAATCATCACTCACATCATGTTCCATTACCAATTTAAATTGGAATACATTAGATCCGTAAACTTCAAATTCCTTTAAAAATTGCTGAGGGTTTGGCCACTCACTACGAGTACACCAAGCTAGCAATCCACATGGATCGCAATTTTCAAAGAAATCTCTAACTGCTAATTTCTCTTCTCTCATATAAGATAACATGGCTAATTTAGCCAATCTACATGGTTGTTTATTCAAGGGGTTTATGTAAAAGTTAGTTGTGTTCATGTTTCTTCCGTCCGCGTGCAATACTACTGCTCCGACACAGGCCATTCAAAGTTGCGGTTAACTGCAATTATAATACGATACACACCGATGCTCGTATATATTTTCAAAGTACACAGAGGATATAAGACATAATACATGTCTAACATTCTTATATCATGTTTTAATCAATGAAAATATTAATATAAACTTTAAATAACTCAAACCCTAAAAGGGGATGCTCAAGTATTGTGTTTACCAAACATTAAACGCTCAGGTTTATAAACATTGCCAAAACGGCCCTCAAAGATTTCACTCTTATATTGGGATATGGATTACTCACATATATTTTGGTTACTTATAAAGTCCTAGTTTCTAATTCGTTGAACAGTTTCTGTAGTTATTCAGCTACTTAAATAATCATAATCAGGTCAAGATATATATTAAAATGGTTTCGTCATATAATATCGGAATTGAATATAATAAATTTGCGCAATGAATCTTTCATCATAACGACTAGTAAGTTTTCGCCTCTTATATACCTCATGAATACGTTACCACAAACTTAGAGGTTTTAGTTTCTTAAACTATCTTCAATTGTAC